CATTCTTTACCCACAGGCCAGCCAGCACGCCCCCAGGCGCTACTGCTGCCCGGAACGCTGCAGAGCCACGCATCAGAGACCTGCCTCCAGCGTCATGACACGCAGGTTGTACAGGGTGCCGCTGGCAGGGGTGTAGGCACCACGGGTCTCCAGCTCGGCGTACAGCGTCGTGCTAGCACTGGCCAGCTTGATTGCGGTGCCTGCGTAGTCCGTCTGGGTGAACAGGGTGCTGCCAAAGTCTTGCGGGGTCGGCAGATCGACGTAGCCCGCATAGTTCGCGACCTCACCACTGACCAGATCAAACGCAGCGTTGTCGGCAATGGCCGTGGGGCTGGCGGTGTACAGGTGCAACCGAAAGCCAGCCATGCCGCTGGGAACGCTGGTGTTGCCGATCAGCAGCCGCACGCTTTGGAGCAGCACATAACCGCCGCTGGGGCCGATGCTGGGCAGCGTGATGATGGCAGAGCCGCCAGTGTCACCAACAACGTCGCCTGCGGTGTAGGCGGTGGTGTTGCTTGGGCGGGTGATGGTGACAGATGCGCGAAATGCAGTGCCGGCAACACCCATTGAATAGCTGCCATCATTCCGGCGGCGTGCTACGGAATCATTGCCTGCAGGTGAAATAAGCGGACTCATGATCGCCGAATTGCGAGGTTGCCTGGTCCACTAATTCTAAGCCCTGTCAGATAACGCTCCATCAAAGGCGGCACTTTGTCTGCGCCAACAGCGCCATAGTCATTGTTGGGAGTCACATCAAGGCTGCCGATCTTGACGTTCTTGTAGTCCTCCAGTCCGCTTAGTCCCAGTGCGTCGGTGTTGTTGTGCAGGAACACCGCCAGCACGGTCTGCGCGTATTTGATCTGGGTTGGAATCTCGGTGTCGGTAAAGTAATCCGTTGTGATGCGAAACGGAAAACCTACCGCGTAGGTGTTGATGTAGGTATCCGGTTTGCGCACGCCAGTGCGCGGCCATTGCAGCGCCTGCGTATCGGTTGCTCGCGCGCCAAGGAACCGCTCACGGTCTAGCCGTTGCGTTGCCGTAAATAATGCACGGTTACGGCTGTCGGTATTGCCGCTATTCCAATGCTGCACATCAGCATCCTCGACGAATCCATCAATGATGGCCTGCGCGTCTGCCAGCGTGATGTAGCTGTTAGCCGAGGCGCTGCCTACGGTTGCGTTAATGACTACCGCCATCGGCCTGCTCCGGCTTAGCTTTTACGGTCCGCCGCCTTTTAGGCTTTGGTTCTTCCTCAATTGTAGGCTCTGGCATAGAAAGAGAGGCCACCTCTGTAGAGGCAGCCTCACGATCACGCAGTCGCCGGAAAGCGAACAGGCCCATCAGACGCGCTTGAGCAGCACGGTGATGATCACACCAGCCAGAGCAGTGGTGGTGCCGGTAACATCCAGCGCCAGACGGTTGCCAGCCTCAAGGGTGAGGTCGGCAGTGGTGCTGGTCAGCTCACCAGAATCAGCTGCATCGAACTTCTGCTCGGTGAGAGCAGTGCCCTTGAAGTTGATCTTGGTGGTGCCGAGCAGGTCATCGCCTGCAGTGGCTGCTTCGGTGCCCTGGCAACGACGAATTGTGCCGGTCACGTCAGAGCCATCAGTGCCTGCAACCGCGTGGATTTCACGGATGCTGACGACTTCGCACTTCACAGGAGCGGTGTAGAACTGCACATCAGCCACCGAAGAGGCGATGTAAAAGTTTGCGACCAGGTACTGCTCAGTGGATAGTTCAAACTGGGAGGGTTGTGCCATGGTTAGTTACCTCAATCCATGTTCGAGGTGTTGGTGGCGCGCACGATGCCGAGGTTCTTCAGCTCGTACACTTTCGACCAGTTGCCAACCGTCTCGAGCTGAGCGCGAGTCGGGTTAACGGTGGTCACGGCCCACTTAGCGCCAACCGGGTGATAGCAATAGTGCAGGTCGATCGACATGGCATCGCTCTTGGCGAGGATGTCACGATCGGTTTCGGTCTGCATTGCCATCTGCTCACCAGAGGCGACAGCGCCTTGGGTGAAGAAATAGGTGGCATATTCAGTGGTAGCGCCGCTGCCATCGGTTTGCACGTCATCGCTAACGATCACACGCAGCCCGCAGTAGGTCGGAACGCTCACGTCGCCATAAGCGCCGGCCATGCTGCCGCCAAACACAGGAGCGATGCCAGTGGTGGCAACAGTGCCGCCGCCGCGTGCTTCAGTGTTGGTCACATAGTCGATCGCGCGACGCTCAACGAGGTCGTAGTAAACCTTGCTGTGCATTGCAACGGCGGTCAGCTTGTCGCCTTGATCGCCCAGCAGCGCTTTGGCTTCCGCAACGTGGCGGGGGCTCAGCGTGGTAGGAGCGTCGCCGGACTCACCGTCAATGGTGAGACCGAAGAAAGCAGCAGAGCTGGAGGTGGCGCCGAGGCTGCCAAACACACCGGCCAGGCAGGACAGCAGATCCTTCTGACGCTGGTTGGCAACGTAGTCAGCGATCTTGGCGCCGATGGCAGCCATGGGGTCAGCGCCAGCCGCGAGGGCTGCGAGATCCCGTGCCTCAAAGGCGCGGCCACGGTGCAGGATCACGCCGACTTGCTTGTCAGCGGTGATTTTGCCAGGGGTCAGCGAGCTGCTGTCAGTCAGCACCTCGAAGTCGCCGGACAGATTGGCTTTCCAGAATGGGACATTGATAAAGTCACCACCCTCAGTGGCATTCAGCTCCGCCATGGGCTGCACCACACCGCTAGCCAGGAAGGCATCACGCTGGGTGGTTTGCTCAATGACGTAAGGCGTAAATACCTCGGGGATGATGATGTCAGAGCGAAGAGTCGCCATGATTCATCTCGGGGAATGGTTTACGGTGTGGGCGCAGCCCAATTCACCAGCGCAGCCGGTTAGCGACAGCTTAGCGGTTAGCTGTTGCCTTCATGCGATCATACAATTCGCGATCTGTACGAAACAGCCGCGCTTGCTCTGTCAGGTTGAATGTATCCCTGTTGAAGGGATTCGTCATGCCGGCAGGAATGCCGCCATTGCTTGCGCCGCCTGATGGTGCACCACTTCCTTGCGGCTTGGGTTGTTTTTGCATCCAAGCTGGCAATGTCTTGGCCCATTCAATAACCGGCGTGCGTTGGTAACCATCAACGACGACGACGGTGCCATCTGCCTCGCGCTCAATCTGATCAGCGGTCAGCTTGGTCTTGAGCACCAGGTCAGGGTCGTGCACGATGTCCGCCAATGCCGTCACTGCAGGCGTTACTAGCTCAAGCTCATGCACTCGCGATTCCAGCTCTGCAATGCGCTGATCTTTTTGCGCTGTCGCTTCGCGGAATTGCTGCTCAAGCTGTTGCCGCGCTTCGCTGTATTTGCCTTGTGATTCAAGCTGCTGCTGCTCGTAATTGCGCTTGAACTCAAGCAGTTCATTGACATCAACGCCATCCGGCAGTGCTGGGGTTTTCTTCGCAGCGCGCAATTCTGCAATCAGTTCTTTGTTTTTGCGCTCCAGTGCTTCAACACTGCGTTGCAGATCACCCTCGGTAGCCGCAGGCTCCTGGGTTTGTGTTTCGTCAGACATGAATAAGCCGCAGGCTTAATTACGCTGCCATCGTAATGGCGCGTTGCGATCGTGTCAAAGCGTGAATGGGACACGCCTGTTCGCGGGCCGTGGAATCCGCTGATCAAACAATGCCTTGATGCGATCGACCGTCATGAGCATTTGCACCGCACCACCGGCAACGGCTGGCACGCCGCCAAAGCGCAAGATTTGCGGTGGTATGTCGCAGAGCTAAAAGATTGGATTCACGCGCAGGAGCGTGTCACCATTTGACCTTATCCGCCCAGAATGCAGCGCTGAGCTTCCCTTTGGCGATATTGTCGGCATGACGCGCCTTGAACGATGCCCGTCTGGCTTTCTCCGCTGCTGATTCTCCTTTTCGTGGTGGTGAGCCAGCTACGCCCTGCTGACCGAACCTGATCAGCTTGACCGTATCGCCTTCTTTGGCTAACACGGCATGGGATTTGGTCGGATGCTTAGGCGTCCGTTTTGGCTTGTTGTAGCCATCAAATTGCTCACCGCGATAGGTGATCATCGCCGTGGCGCTGCTTTCAGCTCTGAGCGTTTCTTGATGACCGCGTTGCCGGTTGACTCGGATTTGATCCGCACGATTGGATCATCCATACTGCCAACGCGGGTGACACTGCCACCGCCTTGCGTTGGTATGGTCGCACGCTCGCCGCCAATGCTGGTGATTACGCCGTAAGTGCGCGTGCCTTGATAGAGCCAGCTAACCCGATCACCGCGTTTCATTTCTTCTTGCCTCCTTTCTTAGGCATGGGCTTTTGAGGCTTAGCAGGTCCGATGTACTTAGGCATCACTTTTTACCTTTGGCTTTACGGGCTTTGCCGGCTTTGGATAGGGCGATGGCGATGGCTTGCTTTTGCGGCTTGCCTGCTTTCATTTCAGCTTTGATGTTGGCTGAGATGGTCTTCTGTGAGCTACCTTTCTTTAACGGCACCGTACCGAGCCCGCAACTGATCCAAGGTTAACTCTGACCCATCGTCGCGCACGAGTTTTGCGATCGCATCCTTTGGGCCATATTTGGCAGACAGCTTGTCAAAATATGCAACCTTGCCTGCTCCCAATGCTTTGGCCTTGACAGGCAACGGCTGCTTTGCCAACCACTGACCGTAGGATTCATTTGCAGGCACCTGTCCATTTGCGCTAGCACGGGTGCCTGCTGGTGGCGGCGTAAAACCTAGCTCTTTGTAGTCAATCACCGGCACAGTCGTCGAGCGGCAGTTGAAATGCTGCGGCGGTGTTGGCCCCTTGCCATATTCAAACTCTCTGCCATCCAGTGCGCGACAAATGCTGCTGGTGCGGGCATCCAGTGTTGCCACATAGCGATACTTTTTAGTGATGTCCTGATTCGCCTCATACACTTGCTGACTGGCAGTGTTGGCCACCTGATTAACGCTAGTGCGCACCAGTGCGATGACTTGATTGTCGGCTACTGCTGTTGCTTGACCACCTGCAGCGATCAGCTGCTTGACAGTCTTTGCCCGTTCGCCAAATTCAAGGTTTCCGATCAGTCGCTTAGCAATGTCTGGTGTCGGTTCACCAGTCAGCAGTCCCTGGCGGACGACCTGCGAAAACCGCTCGGCTTGATCAACGGCAATGCCACGAAATGCCTTGCTAACCACTTCGCCATTGGGCAGCGTGATCGTGGCACCTTGGGCGGCCGTAAGCGAAAACGTCTGCGGCGCACCTTGCACAGCAGCGAACAAGTCATCGCTCAATGCAACCACATTGATCTGCGTCGGGTCGGTGGTCACCACAGACTGCGCAAACTGCGGGCTGATTTCAACGGTCCGCACTGCATCGCGAGCACCAGCTGGCAATGCACGAGCTAGCTGCTCGGTCACAAACTCAGACTGCAGTTGGGCAATGCCCTGTAGCTCGGTTGCAGTTATTTCGGTTGCATCACCCGCCCATGTGCCGAGGCTATCCTTGAGCTGCGCCAAGATGGCACGCAACCTGGCAGCTTTGACCGGCGATGCCAGCTCATCAATGGTCCGCAGTTGATTGACGGCATCGATGATGATGTCGTTGTAAGCATTGATGATGCGCCGCGCAACGCTATTGCTAAACCTGTTCAGGTCGATGGCATTGCGGTATAGCGCCTCTGGTGTGCTCATGAAATGATGCCAAGTTGCTCTGGTTTGTACTGCGACCTGATGCTTACGTTGGCGCCACGCGTTAATGCAGACCGCACAACAGCAGCAAATGCGTCGTAACCGTTCTGACCATCCTTTAGCAGCACGATCTCATCCACCTCGTCAGGCTTGCCGTCTTTGTACCATGTGGTCCTGATGATTGCCAGAATCTCGTCCGGCAACTTGCACATGGTGTAGTCAAGCTCCTGTTTCCTCGGCTTCTTCGGCTCCATCCAAATCATCAGATCCACTAGCCAGTCTGTCAGCTTGTCCAGTAGAAGGTAGATCAAGCCCCGCATTTGATG